ACCGAGTGTTCTTGATATGAAGAAGACACAGTTAAAAGTGTCTCGTAGATGGAATACATTAAAGAATAGCATAAGATTACCTTCTGGTAATGCTATGCCGATTTACGGAACGGCTTGGAATATAACTACAATCTTGGAGAAGAATGACCAAGGTTCGTGGTACAATTACAAGTTGGATCGTGTAAATGAACTTACACCAGAGATAGAGAGTATGATGCTAGAAGCTCGTGCTATGTATCAAAGTGTAAGTAAGGGGGAAGTTAAGATGGCTGCTGCGTCAGCTGATGAGATGGCTTCATCAGATAAGGACGAAGTACCGTTTTAAATATCGTGGGCCGTACAAGTCTAATCCTCCACTTGTACGGCTCTTTTATTTTTGGAGTGAAGAGTGAATTTAACAGAAGAATTATTACTTGCGTTTGAAGGTTTTAGTGGTGCACATGGTCAGACGGAAGTTTCCAACCAAAGAATGAATGGCAAACAGAAAGCCAAATCATTTATCGTAAGACAACCACTAACATTAGAATTATTACAAGGACATATTGATGGCAAGAAAGGTGTTGGTGCAATACCTATCAACGAACATAACAAATGTAAGTTTGGTGCTCTCGATATAGATGAATATCCACTAGACCATAATGCTTTGGTTGATAAGCTAGAAGAATTAAAAGTTCCGTGTATCGTGTGCCGTAGTAAAAGTGGGGGTGCACATATATTCTTTTTCTTTACAAAGTGGATGGAAGCGGCAGACTTCAGAG